ATGGCAACGATCGTCAAGCGCCGTCGAAAGGACGGCAGTTTCTCATACCTGGTTCGCCTTCGCATCGCTCGCCAAGGGCAGCCAGACTACTCGGAATCCAAAACGTTCCCGAGGAAGGCGATGGCTGAGGAGTGGGCGCGACGGCGCGAGACCGAGTTGCTTGCCCCCGGTGGGCTGCTGGTGGCGAAGTGGCGAAATGTCACTCTGGATGATGCCATCGAGCGCTACATACATGAGTTTGCCCAGAATGCTGGGCGCAGCAAGCGGGCCACCATCCAGCAGCTGCAGCGCTTCCCGATCGCGCGGGTACAGATAACCCAACTGAGCAGCGAGGATATCATCGGGCATGCGGTCATGCGCCGCGATAGCGGTATCAAGCCGCAGACCGTCGCTCAGGACATCACCTGGCTGGGCATCATTCTGCGTACGGCTGCGGCAGCCTGGAAGATGCCGGTGAATCTTAACGAGTTCGAGTCGGCGAAGCTGCTGATGCGCAGCAAGGGGTTAATCGCACGGCCTGAAAAACGCGAACGGCGACCCACAAATGCCGAAATAGAGGCGCTGCGAGCCTACTTTCGGCGATCGCAGAAGATCCGGCCCAGCGCTGTCATCCCCATGGAAGACATCATGGACTTTGCGATAGCGTCATCCCGCCGGCTGGGCGAAATCACGCGCTTGCTGTGGTCGGATCTGGACGAGAACGCCAGCACATGCTGGGTGCGCGATGCCAAGCACCCACGGCGCAAGGAAGGCAATCACAAGCGCTTCAAGCTAACCCGGGCAGGGCTCGATATCATTCGCCGGCAGCCTCGCGCCCAGGGGAAGGAAAGGATATTCGCCTACAATGAAAAATCGATTGGCACACGCTGGCAAGCGGCCTGCGCGGCCTGTGGTATCGAGGATCTGCGGTTCCATGATCTACGTCATGAGGCGACGTCGCGGCTATTCGAGGCGGGGTACGAGATAGTGGAAGTGCAGCAATTCACGCTGCATGAGAGTTGGGACGTGCTCAAGCGCTACACACACTTGCGCCCGGAAAACCTCGTGCTGCGGGAGGCTCCGGGCGCGTAGTGGTCAGCTATTGGAGATTAGGGGCTGGCTGGTGTCGGGCGAGTGCCATTTCTCAAGCGGCTCCGTGGGGATGCCCAGGCAATCGTTCACCTGGCGCAGCGTGCAATGCGTATTGAATCGCTCGTTTGGGTTGTCGCAAGTCGCCAGTTCGCGGGCCAGCGTGCGGCTTTGTTGTTGTAAAAGAAAGAGATAGTGGAACTTCGGGTTATCCTTGATGCGCTTTTTCACCTGCTCGATGGGCTGCACCTCGGTCGCCTGTTTTTCCAGCAGTTCGATGGCTTGGCGCTCGCGCTGGATGAAGTAGCGGCGAACCCGCCGGCCCATGGCGTTGTTCTCGATCATGGCCAGTTCCTTGGCCATGTCCATGGTCAGGTGGTAGTCGATGGCAGGACGACCACCTTTTGAGGTTTTCGCCAAATCGGGCGAAAACTCATCTTCGGAGGTTTTCCCCAAATCTGGGGAAAACTCATCTTCGCAGGTTTTCCCCAAATCGGGCGAATCAAACCTCGGTTTACGCCGTGATAATTTTTGATTCGCCAAATCTGGCGAACCAAAGTTATTCATCACGATATAGTCCTCGCCTTCAACAAAACAGTACTGATCGATACGGTCCTTCATCCAGGTGGAAAAATCCCGCCCCACTTCCAAAAACACATGAAGGTCGCGGGCGTTGCATAGCAGCTGCTGGCCGCTGGACTGAAAAACGGGAATCAGTTGGCTATTCACTTGGCGTTCTCCTTGAGGAAGTCGGTGATGTGCTGGGCGTTGCCGAGGCCGTCGTCGAGGAAGTGCAGGATCACCTGCAGCTGGGCAACGAGTTCTTCGGTGCTGACCTCGAGGCGTTCCCGATCGACGTTCATGGCGATCAGGCCTTCGAGGAAGCCGAGGCTGTTGCGGGCAAGGTTGAGGCTGTGCTGAGCGGCGCCATTGATGACCTGGGCGTCCAGATCGGGCAGGGAAATCGTGGAATGAGTCATGCGGTACTCCTTTGGTTTTTGGAGTCCGCCACGTCGCTGTCAATCGAGAGGGGGCGGACCGTACGCGGGTTGACAGACCGGCCCAAAGGAAACCGGCAGGCCCGAAGGCCTCCCACGCACGGCCCGCCATAACTACCTGCAGGGCACAAAAAAAGCGCCATTTCGGTAAGGGGGCGCTGTGCGCCTTTGGATTCGGGCTGTCAAACCCGGTCACGGAATTTGCCGTGACCCGATAAGCATAGCCCAAGCCATAGAGGCGCTGCAACAGTCTTGCCTTTTGTTCAGGCCTGCAGCCTGGAATGTGCCTCGTCGGCGCCGTGCAAAGGAAGGCTGAGCTGAAGTTCGCGTCGCCAATACTCGACGCGAGCTTCTAGCGGCTGTTTTTCATGTCGCCATTGCGCCAGACCTCGCCCCTGGGCGCTGGCCAGTCCCCGGCGATCGTCCAATGCCTGGCAGGCCTTGTCGAACTGCTGCCGGGCACTGATCTCCCCGCGCAGCAGTGAGTCGATGTGCAGGTCACACCAGACGGCAAAGTCGACGTCGAGCCAACGAGCGAAGGCAACAGCCAGCTTCGGATGAAGCCACGTCCCCTGCTGCGAACCACCTCTCTGAGTTCTAACAAACCCGTTGAACCCGTTACCAGATTTACTGGTATCGCCCGACCAGTGCCGGTCCAGAGCGTCTAGGTACTCCTTTGTGCTTGGGAGCAATATCCAATCGTTAGGCCGACGGCCAAACCGCTTGGCGATCTCCGTTGCATTGATCCAACCGGCCGTCGTGAACTGCACCGGCTGACCCTGATACTCGAATGGAACTGTTTGACTCATGGTCATCCCCGCACTGCTTGTTTTTTTGTGGTCGCTTAGCCGTTCACCATCCGCCACTGGCTGCGCGCCTGCTCGCGGCGCTCGTCCAGGTAGCGGGCGAGATCCACGGCGCTGACCAGCCACGGTGACTTCTGGCTGTCCAGCGCTCGGTAGGCGGGCACTGGCAGGGCCTGGGCCAGAGCGCGAGCCCCGGCGGTCTTGGCGCTGATGCCGAAGTAGCGGGGCGCGATCTCTTCTAGGGGGATCTCGGCGCGGCCGTTGAACTCGGCGAGTAGTCCAAAGTAGGTGTTCATGATTTTTCCCTTGCGTTCCAACGATTGAATCGGTGACGAATGGTGCGAAACATGCCGGCGGCGTGGCTGTTGTGATCCAGCTCTGCGCGACTTTCGATGCCGCAGACCTGGCACAGCCAATCCCGGGCGTCTTGTTCGTTGTGGGTGCCGTCGGGCAGGGCGCTCTCGGTCATGCCGAGCTTGTAGCGGCGCCGCCGATCCAGGTAGAGCTGGAAGCGGCGATCCTGGCAGAGCATGGCCGCCTGGCGGGCCAGCGGCCCGCCCTTGGGTTGCTGTTGGCTGTTCACGATTCCCCCGAGATTGGGCGGCGCAGTATGGCGGCTTTATCCTTCAGCAGACGGGCGCCTGCCTGATCGACTTTTCTTCTTTGCCAATCCTCGGCAACGGCTTCTAAAACATCGGCTTGCCAGCTCCGCTTGATGACCTTGGCCAGCAGTGCGCTTCGGCTGTTTGCTTTGAATCCGTAACTTGCCAGCACCTGGGCGCTGTCGTCAGCATGGGCGGCCATGTCTTCGAGTTGCTGCTTTGTCGTCTCTAGCTCGTCGCGCAGGGCGTCTTCTTCTTCACTGCTGAACAGATCCATCAGGCCCCCCTTTCATCGCTGATTCGAGCATCGTCACCAGGGCGAGGCCGGTAGCAGCAGGAAGGTTGTCGCCGGCGAATAGCCTGGCCTTGCGTACCTGGTCGCGCATCGCGTCGAGGCGCGCTTCCGTGGCATCTTTGGCTTCCCTGAGGGTGCTGCGCTCGTGGCGCAGATCCAGAACGGCGCTTAGCGTCTGCTGCAGGAGGGTCTTGGCTTCGTCGAGGTCGTCGCGCAGGGCGCGGTTCTCGTCGCAAAGCTCTTGGTAGGTCTTGTTCATTCCCCTTGCTCCTTCTCGAGGCCCCAGAAACGTTGCATGAGCCTGTTGCCGTCCGGCAGGTACTCGTAAAGCTCGCGGTCGCAGTCTGTCGACCACTCGATGACGATGAAGGCGGCGCGCTGCAGATCGCGGTCGAGCGTACGTAGCCGGATCAGCTCGAGTGGCCATGCGTAGCTGTTGTAGACGGCCAGCAGGATGCGACGGCAGTGCTGGGCCTGATGGCCATCGCCTTCGGCGGCCTCGACTAGCCGATTCAGGGCGTCGATGCCCTGGCCTGCGACTCTCCCTGCGAGCCGTGCAGTCAATGCGTTCATGTCTCTCTCCTTTTCTTATTCAGCGGCGGTGCCGCATCTTGTTTTCCCGAATCCCCTGGCACTCGATGCAGGTGGTCACCCAGGGGGCGGCCAGTCGGCGAGCCTGGGGTATCTCGATGCCGCAGTCTTCGCATTCCGGATCGGAGGCCACGGTGTCGGGAACGCGGATGTTGCCGATCGCGCCCTCGAGCCGGTTTTCGATGATTTCCGCCGCTCGGTCCGCGTTATCCGCCATGGTGGGTCTCCGTGCTCTGCAGGTCGCTCGGGGTCAGCGTGGCGACGTTGACGACGCGGTAGCCCTGCCACCACCAGGGAATCCAGCGATAGGCCGCCTGGGCGAGGCCGAGCTCCCGACCTGCCATGACGCTCATGAATCTCTGTACGGTGCGGGCCTTGCTGGGCTCGGCGATGCGGGCGATGACGTCGCCGCCCCAGGTGTTGCGGATGACGTAGAGGTCAGCCATTGCTCGGGCCCTCCTCGTGCATGCGCTCCTGGGCGGTGATGCCGACGCGATAGTCGAGGCGGCGGTGCCCCAGCGCCTGGCGCAGCTGGTCCTCGCTTTCGAACGAGATGACCATGGCGTAGCGATGGCGGGTCGGTTCGGCGTTCTCGGTCAGCACCGCCAGCTCGCCGGCATCCTGCAAAATGCCTTGCGGTGGCGTGTGGGAAACGAGGCGTTGGTGTGGCATGTTTTCTCCTGTCGTACCCGATGGTTTGGGTTTCTTGGTTCTATTGGCGCTTCGCGCTCTCGCTTTTGTCTTGCACAAACTCATATTGAACTCAAAACAGAATCTATTCAATACAAAACGAGTCCATAATTTAGAATGAACGGCTATATGAAGTCGCGTTTTGATTCATATTGCGTTTTCCGGCCGAGGCAAGGGGGTCGCCATCGGCTGGCAGTCGCTCGATGTCGATGCCCAGCCGATCGGCGATATGATCGAGCCCTGCATCGGTGATCTCGGTGCGGCCGTAATGGGTCCAGCCGATGATGGGGTGGTGGTAAGTGCCGGTTTCCACGCGCATCAGCCGGGCATTGCCGCGATAGCGCCCCCGGGGCAGGTTCCGACGATCCAGGATGCCGGCCTCGCGCAGCCGGCGGGCCAGGGTGTTGCGGCCCAGGTTGAGCAGCGCGGCGGCCTGGTCGAGGGTGTAGGTACGGGGCTTCATGGCGGCCTCCTTACTCGTCGCGGAAGATCCAGCACTTGACGCTGGCGTTGCCCAGGCGGACCTGGCTGCGCACGGTGCGGTTGGAATCGACGAACTTGCGCGACTTGCTGGTCTTGAGATGGCGTTTGAGTTCGCGGATATCCGGCACGCGCAGCTTGTGCTCGCCGCACATGCGCTCGAAGTCCTTGAGGTTCACCGCGATCTGCCCGGTGCCGTCGCCGTAGTGGTTCAGGGTGGGATCGGCGCGCAGCCCCTCGATGTAGTCGAACGCCTCCCAGAACTCCGCCACCATGGGGTGGTCCGCGTTGATGGCCTGCTGACGCTCCCGGGCCATCTGCCAGATATGCCCGGCGGCCTGGTCGATGATCTGCTCGTTGAACAGATCCAATCCGTCCGGCCCCAGGCAGTCCAGCAGCCCGAGCAGCTGGGCGTGACACTTGGCGATGCGCAGGTTGTGCACGCCCTCGTCGTCGATCAGGTTGCTCTCGTAGTCCTCGATGCCGCGCTCCATCAGCGCGAGCAGGGATCTCTCGCGCAGGGTGGCCTCGAGCAGGAAGCCGCTGACGTCCTCCATGGGCACGCGTTCAAGGGCCTCGGCCATCTTCTTGGTCTGGGCGTTCTGGCCTTCGCGGGTGAAGTGCAGGTGGGTGATGCGGGTCTGGATCGCCTCGCCGGCCTGCACGGCGGCGTTCTGGCTGATCAGGATCGCGCCGCGAAAGGGCGGCTCGTAGGTATCGTTACCGGAGTTCTTGACGCCCCGGGCGCGGATCGAGCGGCCGTTGTAGGCGGTCTTGAGCTCGTCCCAATCGAACTGGCGCTGCTTGGCGCCGCCTTCCTGTTCGCGGTCGGACTCGATGAGTACCACCGGCAGGTTGGAGACCTGGGCGAAATTGCGCGCCCGGGCCGGCATGGTCGCCTTGGCCGGGTCGAAGCCCTCGTAGTCCTGGCGTCCGCAGAGCTTCCAGAAGAACTCGATCAACGTGGACTTGCCCGCGCCGGCTTCGCCGATCACCTCGAGGAACGGGTAGCTCTTCTGGCGTTGGCGAATCTGCTCGGCGAACAGCGAGCCCAGCCACCAGGCCAGGGCCACCACGCCGCGGGCCCCGAAGGCGCCGTAGAGGTTGTTTGCCCAGTCGCGGCGATACTCGTCGCGCTTGGGATTGATGGCCAGGGTGACGGATTGGCTCAGGGTCTTGAGCTGCAGTTTCTTGAGCTCGAAGTAGTCCTCGCTGTTGATGGGGTAGAGCGTGCCGTCGCTGACCGCCAGATCGCCGAACACGTAGGCACCGTGTTCGCGGCTGTAGCCGATGTAGTCGATGGTCTCGACGGTCTTGATGTTGCTGATCTGGTCCTGCAGCAGGCTATCCAGCTGCTGGCTGGTCCCGGTCCAGAGGGCGCCGGCGGCGACGCCCATCAGGCGCTTCTTGAACTCCGAGGCGCTGGCCAGCTGGCCGCCGGAGAAGGTGTTCTTGATCGAGGCCTTGCCGCTGGGGAAGTCCACCCGAGCGTAGTACCAGCTCTCGTCGGTGATCGCGTTGGCCTGGTAATAGAGGAATTCCGGCAGGCAGGTGCAGATGCGGCTGACGGTGCCGGCCTGTTGCAGGGCGGCGTCGCGCTGCTGCTCATCCAGCAGCTGCATGTCCTCCGGATCGGCGGAGCCGGTGGCAGACCTGACCGCACGTTCGAATGCCTCCTGGCTGAGCTTGAACCACCACACCTGATGCTTGTACTCGAACCAGAACTCCCGACGCTCGGTGCGCTTGTAGATCAGCAGTGCCTTGGCGGTGGGCGATTCGGCCAGCAGTAGGGCGCCGTGATAGCGGTAGGTTTGCAGGTGCTTCTGGCTCAGGCGATCGGCCTGGTGCTGGTCGTTCCAGTCCTGCTTGCCGGGGATCTGCGCCGCCTGGCAGTCCCAGCCGGCGGCCCGGGCCCGCTCGACATGCTTGAGGGTGCCGTTCTGGCCGGCCCGGTTGCTGTCGAGCGCCCATACCAGCGTCGGCCAGCCGTGACCGGCGGCGTGCGCGGCATCCGCGACGCGTTTGAGCGCCGCGTCCGGGTAGTTCGAGCAGCTCATGGCGGAGACGGCGGCGATGCCGTGATGCAGCAGGGCGATGGCGTCGAAGATGCCCTCGACGATCCATATCTCGTCGCTCTCGGCGAGATCCGCGTCCGTCAAGGTCGGCGGCTGCCACCACTGCCCCTTGTAGCGCCCGACGAAGTTGGCCTTCTGCTTGCCGAAACGCTCGGGCTTGTCGAGGATGCGCTCCCAGTAGGCCCCGCCGGGCAGGGCGAAGCGCACCGTGGTGGAGCCGGCGCTGTGCTTGTGGCTCCAGTAGGTCTCCTGGGTATACCAGCCCTGGATGCGCTCGAGCTCGAAGCCGCGGCCGTCGGTCAGGTAGCCATCGGCCACTGGCGTGGTGCTCTTCGGCTTGCCTGGCGGCGGCGGTAGATCGGCGTAGCGCTCGGTCCAGCTCTCGAACAGTTCCGGGAACAGCTCTTTCACGTGGTGCTGGTCGCCGCAGTTGTTCTCGCGTCCGCATTTCAGCATCCACGGTTTGTCCGTGGAGATATAGGCCTCTCGCTTGCCGCAGCCCGGGCAGGTGACCCGCTGCAGGTAGGCGCCGTTCTCGACCGCATCCATGTCACGGGTCAGGCGGCCGATGATGTCCGCGCGCAGCGATGGATTCATGCCGTGCTCCCTTCGCTTGCGACGTTATTGGATGACGACCGGGCGACGGGTATCGCTGTTGACGACCCGGGCGCGACCTTCCTCGCGGGCGCTCTGCAGGACCTTCATCAGGTCGTCGGCGGTGAACATCACCGGCCGACCGCCCTCGGTGCGCAGCACGACGACATGGGCGGTGGTGGCGTCGGCGTCGATGATGGCGGTCTGGTTGAGGCAGTTGAGCTCGGCATAGGCCTGAATGGCATGCAGTTCGGCGTTGCGCTCGCTCAGATCGTTCTGGCTCATCAGGTGGACGATGCAGCTTTCCAGGGCATCGACGCGATTCAGGTGCATCGCGTGGCGCATCAGATAGCTGGTGGCGGCATTGGTGGGGTCGAGCAGATGACGTTTGTGCGGATTTCTCATGATGTTCTCTCCTGGTACCGAGTTGCCCGTTGGCGGGCTTGTTCTGGTTTTCAGTCTTTCTTGGAATGCAGCTGTGCAAGCAGCGCGATGCGCGCCCGGGGCGACATGAACAGGCGTACATCTGGATTGGGTTGCCGCGAGGGGTTGTAGGTCTCCGCTATCTCGACCCTGGCCTTGCCGGACCAGCCGCACTCGGGTGCGGTGCACTGCACGTAGGCCTCCCGGTAGATCGGCGATAGCGTCTTGGTGGTGCGGATGCGGGTCTTGTCGCCGCAGTGGGGGCAGATGAGTCTCATCGCGGTCACCTCAGATGCGGTCGTCGTGCTGACGGTGGTAGTCCTCATCGTTGGCGCGTTGCAGCGCATCGAGGCCACAACGGCGGTACTCTTGTAGCCCGATGAGGATGAGCAGCCGCGAGGTGCCGCCGATGGAGTAGCGAAGCAGATCGGCGATGCCTTCGATTTCATCGCGCTCGACAGGGCGCAACTTCAAATAGATCGGTTTGGCATTGCAGCCGTTAGGCGAGCGCGAAATGCGTTTTGTGGAGGAATCTGATGAAGCCATCTAGTAATATCCCTGGTGATTGTCTTGCACAATGTGATGATGAACTCAAAACAGAATATGTGCAATTCAAATTGCAACCTTCTCTTATATCGAGTTGTTATATGGACTCAAAACAAAATGCAGACGAGGTAATAACTCGTTTGAAATCGGTCGTGAATGTAAAAAGCGACCGGGAGTTGGCGGGATATTTCGGCATGGGTTCCACGACCATCACCAGCAAGCGGCAGCGCGGCAGCGTGCCCTATGAGGAATGCGTGCAGCTGGCCCTGGAGCGCGGCATCAGCCTGGACTGGTTGATCCTGGGAAAAGGCGCCGCGCCCGAGGGCATTTCGTCGCCTGCAGGCGATGAGGGACTGCGTACACTGGTGCCCAGTGGCCAGCCTGATGGCCCCGGTTACACCTCGGTGCCGATGTACGACATCGAGGCCGCGGCGGGACCGGGCCGGCTGTTCGAGGCGGAGAACATCGAGGCCACGGTGTATTTCGAGACCGATCAATTGACACATGAAGGGCTCGACCCGGCCCAGGTGGTAGGGGCCAAGGTACGCGGCGACTCGATGGGCGAGACGTTGCGCGACGGCGACAAGGTGCTGATCGACCGCTCGCAGCGCAAGCCGGACGGGGTGTTTCTGCTGAGAATGGGGCAGGAGCTGCGCATCAAGCGGGTCCAGCGGGTGGCCGGCGGCGCGCTGATGCTGATCAGCGATAACCCGCACTACGAGCGCGAGATGATCCGGCCTGAGGAGATGGGCGACGTGGAGCTCATCGGGCGCTGCCAGATACGCATCGGGCGGATTGCGTGAGCTAGGTGGATCGAGTTCTAGTTGACTTAGGAGAAGATATGGGAGAGATGGTGTTCTTCTGGGGGCTTGCCGGTCTCTTATTGGTATTCATGGTCCGCAGAACCAAGCGCAAGGCCCGAGAGATCGATGCCCAGTCTTCTCTGAATACTGATTCGGGATGTTCACCGCAGTCTCCTTCCAGTGAGACAAAACTTGAGTCGCCTGCCGAGCGCCTGTGCTTCGTCTATGAAGACGCCCAAGGCAACGTCACCACCCGTGAAATCTCGCGCTTCGCTGACGATGGCGTCTATCTCAAGGGCTTTTGCCACCACGCCGGGGAAATGCGTACCTTTCGGCGCAATCGCATTGTTCGGTTCCTCGAAGGCGAGCATTTATTGGAGCCGATTGTTCAACAGCTGGCCGGACGTGACGGTGCGCCCATGGAGATATTGTTTACCGGCTTCAGTGAAGACGACCGCTTTGATCTGGAATGCGAAGCCGAAGACGCGGGGATGATCGTGCGAAAAACAGTGACGAAAAACCTGACGTTCGTGTGTGCTGGCTCCCGAGCGGGTCAGGCCAAGTTATCCCAGGCGCGGGCGCGAGGCTGCACGATCATGAACCAGGACCAGTTTGAACAAATGTTGGCCACCGGAGAATTGCCGAGCCGAGCAGTGATGTAGTGCTTTCTGCTTAGCGTGCTCATCCTTTACAATCGCTGTATTCGTATACAGTAAAAGCCAAATAATGCCATGCGTGTGAACTATGTTGGGCCGCTCGTCGCCGGCCTTGGTCATCCGGCCCTGGAGGGCTACGACACGACGTGCTTCGGTACCAGCTGCTACCTGGTCGAAGTGAGCGAAGAGGCGGGGGTCGATGGACCCCTGATCGAGGGCGATGTGCTGGTCGTCGATGAAGGCAGGGTGCCGCAACACAATGACCTGGCGGTGGCCGTGGTGGAGGGCGAGCAGCGGCTGTTCAACACGGTGCGGATTGGCAATAGCCTGTTGCTGGTTCCACCGCTGGACAAAAGCGGCGCGGTACCGGCCCGCTGGTCCGATCTGCGCGGGGTCGTGATCCGCCAGGCCCGTCGTTACGCATTTTGACAGCCCAGTTTTAAAATCTGAGGGCCTTGCTGTACGTAGCCCCGCTGCTTTTCAAGAATAGCGCCCCATCAATGGGGCGCTGTCGTTACTGGTGGTGCAGCTTTTCCAGGGCGGCGCTGGCAATAAACGCGGAACGGCTCTTGACGCCGTGCAGGCTGACATACTCGTCGATCTGGCGAATGACGAGGCCGGGCAGGGTTACGTTAACCTTTTCAGTCTTACCCAGGTAGGGGGTAACGTCGATGTCGATGATGCCCCAGCCCCATCCGGCGAACTCAGGATTCTGACGATGCCTGGCGATATCGCCCGGGGTGGGAATCGGCTCGCCGCTGGCGGCAAGTTCCTCAAGCTGGATATGTGCAACCTCCACGGCGGCTTCATAGGCCTGCTCGATGGTGTCGCCGGCGGTGGCGGCACCGGGAATATCGGGAAAGACGATGCCGGTGGCGGTGGTCTCGTCGCCCCATTCGATGGCGATGGGATATTGCATGATTATCTCCTCTTTCGACCGGGCTACTTGAGCCCGGCCTGCTTGCGTATGCTGTTGATGGTGCCCTTGGGTAGGTCTTTCTTGGGGTGCGGTACGGGCACAGCGCCGGGGCGTGTCGGGTGCTTGAAGATATGGTGGCTGCCCGTGACGCGGTCCAGCCGCCACCCCGCCGCTTCCAGTTCCTTGATGATCTGCTTGCTTTTCACCGCATCCCCCCTAATCGACGTTAATCAATTATACCTCTAGGCGCATATTTTGGCAACTATAAAGGTGCGCCCAGAGGTATATTGCAGGAAACGGCTATTACCTGGGGCTATGGCCACCGCGGGCTATCAATACGGCGCTTGCTGATCCGTATTGCGGATCTCGAACTGCAGGCTGGCAGTGTAGGCGCTGTCGCTGATGTCGTGGATGACTTCGGTGATCAGCCAGGGGGTTTCCTCGACTTCACGTTTCCAGCCGAGCAGCCAGGCCGGGGTTTCCGGGTAGAGGTCCGGCCTGCCTTCGGCCAGCGATAGGGTGAACTCCGCGTGACCGCGCTGCAGGCGCTGCCATTCGCCCTGGGCGGCGGCGATGGCATCTTCTGAGCTGGCATAGGTAGGGCGCAGGCGCTTGGCGTTGTCGTCGTCGCCGGCGATCACTTCCTGACGCTTGGCCCCGGAGACATCGTTCCAGTAGGCGATGACGCCGGTGTAGCTGTCGCGATCCGTGACTACATAGCGGTGCTGGTCGCCGTCCTGGCGGCGCAGCTGGATGGGTGTGATTTCCAGGCCGCTGGCGGTGGTGGCGGCGCCCGCGGGGATGAGCAGCAGGTTGCCGGCCTTGACCGTGGCCACCGCGTCGAAGCGCTCTGCCAGGCGGGTGAGGAAGTTCAGATCGCTCTCGTCGGTCTGGTCGATATGACTGACGCGGATACCCCCGAGGTGCTTGCCGATCTTCGGCGTCAGCTCATGGCGTTTGGCAATGGTGGTCACGATGTCGTCAATGGTCAGTTGGTGCCAGCTCTGGGTGCGCTTGCCGGGCAGGCTGCCGCGCATGTCGGCGCTGCGGGCGCGAATGCTGAGCTTGTCCGGTGCCCCGGAATGCTCCACCTCGTCGACGATGAACACGCCACGTTCGACCAACGCCTCGCCTTTCCAGCCGATGGCTAGGGTGAGTTCCGCGCCGCGCGGCGGCAATGCCAGCGCGCCGTCATCGTCGGTCAGTACCAGGTCGAGCTGATCCGCTTCGAGGCCTCGTCGATCCGTCAGGCGCAGGCTCTCCACGCGCCCGCGAAAGCGTGGGGTGATCACCTCGCCCTGCAGGCTGATGCGATAGTCCGGCATTCGGGCCGGGCGGGCCATCTGCTGTGTCAGCCAGCTCATGCCAGGGCCCCGGTGATACCGCGCAATGTCTGATTGGTCAGCGTGCCGAGCAGATCGGTGCGCTGGTCGTCGATGCGCTGCAGGGTGATGTCGAACTCGATCTGCTGGGCGGCGCCGTCCTTGAAATGGCGCCGCTTGCGCTCGTTGAGCGATTCGATCACGTAGACGCCGTACATCGTGCCGGTGCCCTCTATCAGCGGCCAGGCCGCCCCCTCGTCCGCCATCTGGCGAAGCTGGTCGAGGTTGGACTGGCCGCCGGTGAACTCGGGCAGCAGGGTGCCGGTGAGGGTAATTGTGTCGTCGCCCACGCCCAGGAACTGCCGTGCCGGTCGGGCGCCGATGCGCGATTGGCTGGCATGACGCCACTGGGTCTGGCGTTGCAGTTCCTGGTAGGCGGCGGTGTTCAGCGAGAACACGAACATGCCGTAGACCATCATCATGGCGATTTTCCTCAGTCGGTATCGTAAAGCGCGGAGCGACGCCGCGCGCCGGCATCGCGTTCGGCCTGGGCGAGGGCGCGCTGCACCTCGCTGGCCACATAGCGGGCCAAGGCCTGCTCGTCCATTCCGGGGGCCGGGTGGACGTTGATATCGCCAATCGTGATCGTCACGGTGCCACCCGACGCGGCGGACATCGGCGCCCGGGTATCCAGCGGAATATCCGCCACGGCAGGCAGGCTGGCTGCGCCGATCGCCAGGCCGGCCCCGGCCTGCTTCATGCGCTTGCCGAAGGCCCCGATCTGTTTCAGCGGGGCATTCTCGTTGGCCGCCAGGCCCTTCTGATAGCCCGCCAGGGTATCAGCGCCGTGGCCCATGAACACGCGGCTGGGCGACTTGATGCCGAGCTTGTCCTTGAACCAGCCCGAAACACTGCCGGCCACGCCGGTGATCTTTTTCTTGAGCGCGCCGAACTTGGCGCCGATGCCGCCGATCAGGCCGTCGATGATGGCGTTACCGAGGTACTTGAAGTCATCGCTGATCGTCACGCCGGCGGCTTCGAGCCCCGCGGTTATTCCCCGATAGATCCACGCGATAGGGTTCCAGTTCATCAGAAGCCTCAGCGTGTCGCCGATGCCGTCATCGAAAGCATCCTTGACTTGCTGCCATCGCTCGCCGAACCAGGCGCTGATGCCGTCCCAGTGCTTGTAGACGTAGTAGGCCCCGGCGGCCAGTGCGGCCACGGCGGCGACGATGGCCATGATGGTCAGCGACACCGGATTCAGCGACAGCAGGGTGAGGGCGTAGCGCACCGCGGCGATGGGGCCGAGGATCGAGCCCAGCAACACCAGCAGGCCGCCTCCGACCGCTACGGTGGCAGCAAGCCCCGCCGCCACAGTGGCCAACGTGCCGGCAAGCTCCGGGTTTTCCTTCATCCAGTTGCCGATGCCGCGGGTGATTTCGGTCACGTTCTGGATCAGCTCGCGGAGCGGGCCCTGGTTGGTGTCTGTGATGGTGATGCCGATCTCTTGCCAGGCGCTGTTGAGGCCCTGCAGATCGCCCTGGATGTTGTCAGTCCTAGTTTTGGCGACTCGCGCATTTTCGCCAGCAGCGTTTTTCAAGATAGCAACGAACTTATCAACCCCTGCCTGGCCTTGCTGAGCAATAAGCTCCGCCATGCCGGAGCCCGCTTCCTCGCCAAAAATGGCCTTGAGGTAACCAGCGCGCTTGGCATTACCCATGTTCTCGGTGGCCTCGGCGATATCTGAAAGAATCTCGGGTATCTGGCGCAGATCGCCTTGACTGTCGGTCAGCTCAAGACTGAGCTCGCTTACGGCGTCCTTGGCCTTACCAACGGGTGCAGACAGACGGGACATCATGGCGCGCAGGGTGGTTCCCGCCTGGCTGCCCTGTACGCCGATGTTGCCCAGCAGTCCGGCCATCGCCGCAGCCTGTTCCATCGTCAATCCCAGGCCTGACCCTGCGCCCAAGTACTTCATTGTATCGCCGAGCATTTCCAGATCGACATTGGCCCGGGTGGTGGTAGCGGTCAGTATGTCTCCAACGCGGCGCATATTGCCCTCGACTTCCGGGTCAATCTTGAAGGCGCTACTGATGTTGGAGCTGATGTCGGCGGCACGATCGAGCTCGGTTCGGTTTGCCAGCGCGAGATTAAGCACCTCTTGCATTGACGACTTTATCGCTTCAGGACTGAAGTTGGCTCGGGCAAGAAACTCCTGTCCAGCCCCTACCTCTCCAGCGCTGAATGCAGTGCTCGCGCCGAGCTCTCGAGACTGATCCTTTAGCATCTTGAAGCGTGGGTCGTCTTTTTCCAGTCGGGTGACGGCCTGCACCGCGCTCATCTGCGCACCGTAGTCCACCCCGGGGGTGAGCAGCCGGGCACCGCCATAGAGCGCGGCACTGCCGCTAGCAAGGCCGCCGGCACCGGCTCCCACCATGCTGTTGGCCAGGCCTACGCCGCGCTGATATTTGCGACTTGCCTCCTGCACGCGCCGTTGCTGCTGGGCGACCTGCTTGAGCTTCTGTTTCTGCTGATCCAGGTGCTCGTTGGACCCGCGTATCTGCTCGGCCATGCGGGTTTCAGCGCTGCCAAGGTCCTTGGTACCAATACCGGCTTCTTTAAGGCGGCCGCGCACCTGGCCAAGCTCTCGGCGCTGCTCGCCTAGCTTGTCGGTCAGTCCGTCCACCTTGCGCTTGGCCTTGAGAAAGTTCTCCTGGAATTGCTGGCTGGGGGCGTCGGTACGCTTCAGCCCTTCGCGCATGCGCTTCAGCTGCTCCTGCGCAGCGGCGAGGGCCTCGCCATTTTCGCGGGTGGCATCCTTGAGCTTGCGGAAGGAACTGATGTCGCGCTGCTGCTGGTTGAGCCGTTTTAGTTCCTCTCGGCTGGCCTTGAGGGCCTCGGCGGTCTTGCCGCTGCCGCGGGTGATGTTCTTGAGCGGACCGGTGACCCGGTCGACTGCGTCGAGGATGACTTGCAGCTTGAGATCGCGGGCCATGTCGGTCCTTAGCGTGTCGGTTGATCGGTCTGGCTGCGGATTCTGGCGCGTTCACGCCACTCCATCAGCTCGGTGAGGGGCATGGCGGCCATGTCCTCCGGCCGCCAGTGGAACACCATGGCAAGGTCCGCCATGGCGTCGTCTACGCTTCGAGGTAGTCCGGGTTCTCCCCCTTGGCCCGCTTCGGCAGCAAAAAACCCGCCACCACGCCGCCCAGCTGCACCATATCCGCCGGGTCCAGGTTGCGTAGCTCCGCATCGGTCAATGCGGGATCGGTGATACGGGGCAGCACCTTGCATAGCGCCGACACGTCCATCTGCAGCACGTCCGTCAGGCTGACGCCGCGTAGGGCGCCGGACAGCGGTTTGCGCACGGTGATGGTGGCAACGCTTTGCTTGCCGCGCTGGATGGGCGTGTCGAGCTCCACGGTTTCGGTGGTGACGCTGGACGCTGCGGGGGCTTGCTTCTGTTCCTGCTCGCTCATGGGTCTCTCCTGGGGGTTGATGATGGCTTGTGTTGCTGGGCCGGCCTGCTGGCCGGCGCTGGATGGATCGATGGGCGCTTATACGCCGAGATTCCGGCGGCGTTGGGCGTAGCGGTCTACGCCGCGCACCTTGAACACCATGCCGGGCACGTCGCGCTCGATAAGCTCCTCGCCGTCGACGGTCAGTTTGTAGTAACTGACGGTGGTGGTGACCGAGATAGTGTTGTTGTCGCCCTTTGATGCTTCGCCCATGGCGATTGTCTTGTGGCGTCCGCGCACGACGATCTCGACCGGGACGGTCTCGCCGGTCTCGTCGCTCTCATAGCTGCCGGTCATGCGCAGCAGCGCCGCGTCATGGATGGGCGAGCCAAAGCTGTCGAAGATCTCGGCGATCATGCCGCCGGCGGTCCAATCGAACTCCTGCAGCTGGGCGCCCTGGTCGACCTCGATCGGGCCTTCCATGCCGCCGCCCTCGTACTCGACCATGCGCCGGGCGAGTTCCGGCAGCGTGAGGGACGGAATCTGGCCCTGCCAGTTGTTGCCGTCGCCGAACAGGTTGAAATCTTTCAGAATCTTGGGAAGTGCCATGGTCTATCTCCTGTTTAAGCGGCGGCGACACGGTCGGCGAAGTCGACCAGGTAACGGTCGGTGATGCGCTGCTGCAGCATCAGGTTCTCGAGCGGTGGTACCGGGGTGTAGTCGTAGTCGATGTAGAGCTTGCCGGCCTTGAGCACCTCGGGGCTGTTGATCTCTTCGTCGAACCAGGCTTCACCGCCCAGCAGATAGCCGAGACGAATCAGCTCGCGGAACTTGGCATTGATGCCTTCGACGATGTCCTTGACCGGGCTGGGGTGCATGGGCTTGTCCACGGCCCAGAGGTGCGCCTCGGCGATGGTGTCGGCGAGTACCTGGGCGGTGCGGGTGTAGTTCTCGAACGCAAACAGCGGATCGATGGAGCAGGTGCGCGAGCCCCAGAAGCGGTAGCCGCCACGGTTGATCAGCGTGGTGACCTCGTGGCTGTTGAGATAGCCCGCATCCGTGGCCGGGTCCTGCAGATCCCAGAACACGTCCTGGCTGATGCCGCTGACGCCGTTGACGGCGATGTTGGAAAGCGTCTTGTGCCAGCCGATCTCGTTGTCCAGCTTGGCGCGCAGGCCGAGGGCCCGGGCCACGGCACTATGGTTGCGGGTGGACTGGGTGACGGTGTCGAAGCCGGTGAAGTCCGGCCAGATCACCATGACCTCGCGGGCGCCGAAGTTCTCGCGGTACATGGCCGCTTCTTCCTTGGTCTTGCTGTCGCCGGCGGAGGCGTAGACGAAGGCGCGCAGCTTCTGGCCGATGGCGATCAGCTCGCTGGTCACGTCCGCGTCGTCGAGCTCCGGCACGCCGAGTATGCGCGGCTTGACGCCGAAGCGCTGCTCGGCGGCCAGCAGCGCCTGCATGCCGGTCTTCTTGCCGGTGAGTGGGTCGACACCGCCGATGACATTGGCCTTGGTCTCGGCATCGTCGACACCCTCCGCGACCCGAACCACGACCACCAACGTCTTGGCCTGCTTGACGATGGCATCCAGCGATCGGGCCAGGGTGCCTTCCTCGCCGGCATTGCCGATGGCGGCGTAGATATCCGTGACCAGTACCGGCGTATCCAGCGGCAGGGGTTCGTCCTGGCCGCCGGTCAGGTTCTGGTAACCGATGGCGGAGACCACGCCCGCGCCGGTGCCACTCTCGGCGGCGGTGACCAGGGCCGCGGCTTCCGGCGCGCCGTTGATTGCCGTAGCTACCTCGGCGGCGGTGCTGGTAATGGCGCCCTCGATGTCGGTCGCCAGGCGGACGTTGATGTCTTTGCCGCTGACGCTGACCGCCAGCGCTTGAGAGACGTCGGCGGGATCGAGATAGCGAACGCGGATGGCGTTGCCGTCGGTGCCTGCCGAAGCGGCAGTATAGGAGACGCCTGAATTGGCCGCGGCGAAGTCGAGGGTCAAGGCGGCAGCCACACCGGCGGCGGCTTCGGGGGCGGTGCCTATCAGACCAATGACCGCGGTGGAAACGGTGCGAATCGGGCGGGTGCCCTCGTTGATTTCGACGACGCGGACGCCGTGATGGTAATCCTGGGCCATGATGGGCTCCTGCGCAGGGTGAGCGATTGGCAATGCATTGCGTGCTGCCATGCTTGCCCGCGCGGGCGCGAGGCTCTAGTAAAACGGGTTGTAACGCGGGATTTTACAACATTGGGCACGCAGAAAGCCCGCCGGGCGGCGGGCATCGGGTGGGTTTGGGTCAGTCTAGTGCTACCAGGAGATTGCCTCGAGCGCGGCGCGATCCTCGGCGGCGAGCGCCGACTCTATCTGATCCTTCAACTCCCAGGCATGCGCATACTGTGCGCTGACGTGCTGCTGGGCGGCCTGGGCGAGGTCGACGATCTCTTGCGCGGTGAGCTGATACGTCGTGTCCGACTCGGCTCGGAACGGCAGCGTACTGGTCGTGTCGCCGTTGGTAAGCATCAGCTGCGCGGATACCGCCAGGCCGGTGATGTTCTCGCGGTCGCGAGCGCGTGTCTGGACGACATCTTGAGTGCCGTTGAAATCGTGCGTGAAGCCGGCATCGATCGCCGCTTCACGTGCTCTATCGATAGCATGGCGCTTTATCTCGGCGATCTCGCTGAGCGTCGCGCCGGCGGGCGGCGTGAATTCGTTACCGTCATAATGCCAGCCAATCTGTATGTTCGTGCGTCCATCGAATTCTACCCACTCAATCGATGGGTGAAATCGCCCTTTGGGATCGATGTCCGTGATTTCGGCCACAGTGCCGTCATTAATACGTGCCCACATAATTACCACCTCACTATTACGATACCGTCACCACCCCGGCCACCAGAACCGCCGCCCGATCTCGCGCCGCCACCGCCACACCCTGACGTGCCAGCGGACCCAGAAACTCCGGTTGATGCTGATCCGCGACCGATGCCTGAGTAGAAAGACGCACCTCCATTACTGGATGCTATCGTGCTGGCCGATGGCGAAGACGCATCGCCGACAAGATTTACATCTCCTCCCGTCGCGATCCCGCCGTCGGCGCCGTCTCCAACCTCTCCGTCGTGGTCACCACCATTGCCGCCCGTCGCGGTAATGTAAGGCCCGAATGACGATGTCCCACCAGAGTGTCCGTCTTCAATTGAGCCAGCACCACCGGCGCCAACGGTGACCTGGACGCTTTCAACGCCGGTTAGATCGATCAATCCGATACCTGTACCACCGCCAGCGCCGCCTGAACCGGCTGAACTGCTGGCCGGTCCCGCTCCACCACCGCCGGCTCCGGTTACCGCAACGAACGCTTTCCGACGACCATCTCTCAGATCTTGAGGTACATTCCACGTCGACACACCTGGCGACGTGAACGACGCAATATTCTGGAATCCCATGCCGGCATCAATAGCGGCGCGAACACCAGCTGGGTGAGCAGATCGATCATCTAGCTCACCGTATAAATGTTCGCCGATACTGGCCATTTCAACGATACCGGCAACATCTACTGTCGCGGCGGTGGTGTTTCCCCGGGTTCGAATTTCTGTCCATTCTTGCCAGTTACCAGGGCCACCCGTCCTATACATGAGGTTATTATTATAAGAACTGCTAACCAATTGAGTGGCTGACCCACCAAATCCCGCGGAAAAGACAATCAGTGCCGCACTGTTGTCACCATGAGGATTACCATTGGAACTCGGTAGCAACCTATAGAATCCCGGCGTGGTGGCCTGATCGGCATCGTTGATGACCGGCATCATGTCGGCTGGTCTGCCCAATCCGTATTGGCTGAATGCCTGGAATGTACCCAACGCCGTCATCGCATCGGCATTGTCGTCGCCGGCCAATGCCGTTTCTTGGTTTGCTAGCTTTATCATGCCCTGTAGCGACTCCGTCGCGGACGGATGGTTACGGCTCTGCTCGTGCTCATCGAGCTGGGTGTCGACATACTCCCGCGTCGCGAGCACCACGCTGGGATCAATTTTGAGCGTCACGGCGGCGGTGTCGGAGACTTCGAGCACGAAACGCACGGTCTGGGTGCGGCTGGAACCCTCTGACAGCACCGGCTTGTAGGTCTCCGGATAGTTGCCGATGCCGATCAGGTCGCCGTCGGCGTCGATGATGCCGATCTCGCGAATCGTCCAGCCGCCCACGTCCGGCGGCAATACCTGCTCGACGACAATCCATGATGGATTGTCCGGGTCGATTTCACTGGTGTTGATGGGCGCGCGGCGCACCTCGTTGATCAGTGCCGTGGCACCACTATCGGGCTGGGGCAGCGTGCCGCCACCGTCGCCGACGGCCAATTGGGCGATGCTGATGGTGCTCCCGAGAGCCACGGCGTTGGCGAGTTTCGCCTGGCCGACATCGGTGAGCAGCGTGTAGAACTGAGCCATGCGGTGTCCTCGTTATTGCGGATAGACGGTTGTGGTGTCGATGCTGTCGGTGGCCAGGCCGACGAAAAACGGCCCGGCGACCCGGGATTCCGGCGCGATGAACGGGTAGACGGCGGTGACGTCGCCGTCGTAAACAGTCGTGCCGACGTAGGCGGTGCCACGCGACTCGCCGAGCAGGTCCAGCCCGGTGATGTGGCGCGTCAATGGCTTGGCATCATCGACGAGCCGGGTGAGCTCGGTGTACATGGCATCGGTGATGCCGGTATCGAGCACGCCGATACGTAACGCGAACGTCCCGGGCGCACCCTGGGGCTGCTGCTGCCACCACTCATCAACCTCGAGCAGGTAGCCGAGCGGCTCGACGACCCGACGCAGCGCCGAGATGGTCCCCTTGCGCTGGTGGACGTAGAACGCGGCGCTTATGACGCCGCGCTTGGTGGCTTCCGACCAGGTGGTGTCCCAGCGATCGACGCTGAATGCCCAGGCGAGGTAGGGCAGCAGGTGGGCGGGGCAGGTGGCCGGGCTCCACAGTTGGCGCAGCGGTACCGGGACGCGCTGAATCTCGGCCAGGGCCGTGGCGACATGACGTTCCAGCGGCGTGGCATTGGGTGGCAGCAACGAATTACTCATCGATGCCTCCGATCACGACACTCGTGCCGGTGCAGTGCGCGGCCTGGGTCTCGTCGAGCACCACATCGGCCAACGGTGCAGCGAGTTCGACCCGCTGCACCCCCTCGACGTGCAGCACCGCATAGAGGGCGCTCAAACGGATATCGCGGCCAATGCGCCGTTGCGTGGTGACGTAGGCCTCCAGGGCAGATTCGGCGGCGGCGAGGATCGGTTCCTGCTCCGGCCCCGGGTAGACGTAGAGGGTGGCATCGACGCTGTAGTTGACGATGGCGGCAGATTGCACAGTGAGCCGGTCACCGACCGGGCGCACATCCTCGGCGGACAATGCGGTCGTGACGGTATCGAGCAGATCTTGCGATGCGGTGCCATCGCCCAGCCGCGAGAGCACGGTAACCAGCGCCTCGGCAGGGGCCGGGCTGATCGCCGTGGCATCGGCGACACGACCATCGGCGCTCAGTGCATGGAATATGTAGGCGCCCCGCGGGCCGGCGACGCTCAAGCCCTCGAACGCCCTCTGCGCACGCAGGCGAAGATCGTCGTCGCTCTCGTAGGTGGCCGGTACCGGCGGCACGGCATCCGGGTCACCGGGGTCGATAGTGAGGCGCTCGACGTTGTAGTTGGCGGATAGCTGATCCAGGTCGCTATCGCGGCTGAACGCGAGCATTACGGCTTTTGCCGCCTCGTTGACGCGCTGCCGCCAGTGCAGTTCTCGGTAGGCGTTTTCCTGGCATAGCTTGGTCAGGGGTTCGGATTCGATTTCCAACAACGCGGCGATGGCGTCCTGCTCGTCGGCAGGGTAGAGCGCGACCAGGGCGGCCTTGCGTTCGGCGAGGATGGTCTCGTAATCGAGGGACTCGACGACATCCGGGGCCGGCAGACGCGAAAGATCGATGGGGTTGCTCATGCGCTGGCTCCTGTTACCGGTATTGCCAGCGTGATCTCGTCACCCTCGGCGGTGATGGCGTCGAGTTCGAGGGTCGCGGTGCCGGGCTGGGTGGTGCTGACGCTCTTGCGGATGGCCTGCACGCGGATGCGCGGCTCCCAGCGCAGCAGGGCCATGATGGCGGCGCTATAGGCTTGCAGCAGGGTGGCGTCGTGCAGCGGCTGGTCGATGAGATCGGGCAACAGGCTGCCGTAGTCGCGGCGCATCACGCGGGTGCCGATGGGCGTAGTGAGGATGTCGCGCACGCTCTGGCGGATATGATCGAGGCCGTCGATGCGGCGGCCGGTTTGGGCGTTCATGCCGGGCATCACACGACTCCTCCCGTCTTGCCACCGCCGGTCTGCACGCCGCTGTGCTTGTGGCCTGAGCTGATGTCCTTGCCATTGCTGGTGACGGCGCCGGTGAAGGCGACATCGCCGGCCATGGTGGCGCTCTTGCCGCTGGGCTGGCTGAAGTTGCCGTTCAGCGTCAGGTTGCCGTTGATGATGGTGTTGGCGTTGAGCGTTGCGCCGCCGCTGGCGGTGGCGGTCAGGGTCGCGGCGGTGGTGATTTCAACCGCGCCCTGGGCGTTGATACCAGCAGACCCCGGGAGGGTGGCCTGCAGGTGGCTTGCCGCGTGATCGTATTCGATCACCGCGCCGTCGGGGAATGCCCGCTGCCATTTGTCCGGGCTGTTCGAGGGGGCCGGGTGAGCGGCGCTGCTGATTCCCGATAGCGCCACGGCGGCGGCGATATCGCCCCCGGGGGAGAACACAATGACCTGCTCGCCGACGGTCGGCGGATCCCAGTCCAGCGTGGTGCCGGCGCGCTGCTCGACCCACGGCAGCCAGTCGGTCAATAGCTCGCCGATGGCGACGCGCACGCGCACGGCCGCATGGTCCACCTGGGCGACGGTGCCCAGACGGATCAGGTTATGAATGAGGCGCAGTAGTTCGGCGGCGCTATGCGAAGGATTCGGTGTCATGTCGCCATGCTTGCCCGGTCGGGGCTGCAGCTCTAGTAAATCGGGTTGTAACGCAGGGTTTTACAACTCGGTAAGGTGCTTGAGCAGGGCGTCTTGTATCAGTTCGCGATCGGACGCACTGAAACCGATCAGGCGGCGCTCGGGATAGTCGTAATGGGGGCCGTCTTTATCCACCTTGGCGCGCAGGCCTTCCTGGTGGATACGGGCGATGTGCGCGACGCGCCCGACGAAGCCGACCTCGGCGCTTTCCAGGCTGCCCTTGGCCTTGAGGTACTTGGCGGTGCGGATCTTCGAGAACATTGCCTTGCGCCGAATCGCACCCTGCTTGGCGCGGTGCTGCGGCTTGCGTGGGGCGTAGGCGGTGCCGTCCGGGTTCTGCTGGGCCTTGATGCGTTCGCGCTGGCTACGCCGAAGGTCGCGGGCGACCTTGCGGGCCAGTGCACGGCGCTGCTTGGGTTCGACCTTGGCAAGTAGCGGTGCGACCCAATCCGCCAGGGCGTCGAGATCGTCCATCAGGGCGATTGCCATTCGCTGGTGAGCTGATAGGCGTCGTCGTGTGGGCCCTGGGTGTAGAGCTGCCAGTCGGTACCCGGGCAGTGCTCGATGGGAAACTCAGGCATGCGATGATCGCTTTTGATGCTGCCGGCCTCGCAGTCGACCCGGGCGACGACGCGCTCGGTGAGCGTAACGCTCAAGGCCAGATCCCAACGGTCGTTGGCGAGTATCTCGGCCTCGAAACGCACCGCCTCATCCGGGTCGAGATCCGGCTGGTAGTGGGAGAGCCACTGCAGCAGCGGGATGATCACCGCATCGAGCTCGCCGCTGTAGTCGGTGAGTACGATCTGGGCGGGCACCTGATACTGGTGCGACAGGTGTTGGCCGCGGTGGAACTGGATGCTGCCGTCCTGGACGAAGGTGAGCAGCCGGTCCGGGTCGTTGGCCAGGCCAGGGACGCTGGCCAGCAGATGGTTGCGCAGGGCGGTGAGCTTTTTCATCGGGTATCTATCCTGTCCATCAAGCCGCCTGGGCGCTTGAGTTTATCGGCGATCTTCTCGCCGCTGCGTCCGGCGATGTAGCCGCCGACGCCCAGGGTCATCAGATCCCATAGACGATCCGGCAGGGCGAGCTGCAGGCCGATGCCGAACATGGCGCCGAGATAGGGTGCGATCAGGTAGTTGTTGGTGACGATGGCGGCAATGATGGTCATGAGCAGCGGTCGCCAGTTGCGTTGTAGCCAGCTTTCGCCGGTGGCTTCGGCGAGAATGATCTTCATCCGAGCTTGGAGTCTGGCATCCTGCTGTTCGATCAAGCGCTGCTGCAGCGCCGCCTTGAGCCTGGCCGCCTCGTCCTTGTCCGTCACCGCCTTGTCGATGACGTCGAACACCGGGCCAGTCACGGCGCCGATCAGGCTCTTGATGAGGGTCATGCGGCGATCTCCAAATGTTGGCTGTGACGCCGATAGGCGGCGGCCAGGCGGGTGTCGTAGTCGTTCTTGGCGTAGGCCGGGCCGTTGTAGCGCCGGGCGAAGTCGCGCCAGTCCAGGCGCTTCAATGCCGCGTGCATGGGGCCGTTGAACTCAATGAATCGCACGAAGGCGTCCAGCTGGGCTGCCTCATCCTGACGCATAGCGGTGACGAAGGCGGTGGCGGAATCATAGCCCAGGCGCGGCCAGTGAAAACCCATGATCTGGAAGAGCCCCCAGCTCGCGGACTCCAATGCCGCCGGGACGTGGATCTCGTAGGCCTTGACTAGTCGATCGTGCTCACGAATGCCACCGAAATAGCCGCCGGCCCTGTCATTGACGATGTTGGGCTGTTGTTGCTGGTAGGGCACCGGATTGATGCCGTGGCTGATAAGGCGCCGGCGCATGATGTGGCGCTCGAACAGGATCACCGGCTCGCCGGTGGGGTGGAAGCCACTACCCCGCGACTCGATCTCGTTGACCGCCATGATGGTGGCCACCTCGACGCCGAGGTATTCGGCAGCCAGCACCAGATCGAGCTGGCGTAGCGCCTTGGCATTGGACGTGCCCTTGTGCAGCGCTTCGCGGGTCTTGGGTCCAGCGATGCCATCCAGCACCAGGCCGTGATCGAACTGCACCTGGCGAACGGCGGCTTCGGTGTTCTCGCCGAACCAGCCATCGACGGAAATGTCGTGGCCGGCACGGACGAGGTCGCGCTGCAGGGATTCGACGCGATAGCCGTGATCGCCATATTTAAGAATCATTGGATTTACCCTCGATGACGGTGATGCGATCCCGCAGGCCGGACAACGAGGATTTGATGCTCTCCACGGAAGACTTCAGGCTGCCGATCTCTCGGTCCGCGTCGCTCTTGGTGTAGTAGACGTTGCTCCAGTCGCGCAGGTCGCGGCGTAGCCGTTCGATCTGCTCGCCCTGGTAGACCAGGCGTTCGCGCAGCACGGCGCTGCTCTCGCCCAGGGTGACCAGCTTGAGCCCGGACCAGCCGAGCAGCAGCACCAGGATGACTTGAATGCCGGTTTGCAGATGACGCTCGAATACAGAGGGTTTCACGGGTTGAACCTCGTCGTCGGGATAGGTTGATGTCATTGTTTCCTCTGCGTATGTCTCGCGCTTATCCAGGTGCTGGGCGCTGTCGTTAGTCCCACAGCTGCACGCTGCGCGTGCGCCGTGGTTGTTGTGATACTGCATCCGGGAGCGCGACGGGCGTGCCCTGGGGAAGTACCGGCCCGAACTCGGCGAGCCCGGGATTGAGTTCTAGCACCTGCTCGACGAGGCCGGCGATGCGTCCGAAGGTGCGATGACAGATCGCATCGACGGTGTCGTGTTGGTGGGCGCGGACGATGCGCGGCATCAGATGAGCTCCACCGTGGTGTGGTTGCGCCCGACGATCTCGGCGACGGCCCAGCGGGCATCCCGGCGGTAGTCCTCGGCGGCATCCACCTTGGCCTCACCCCGCTCGTCGCCAACGTCCGTGGCGCTATGGTCCCGATAGCGTTCCAGCAGCTGGGCGTGGGCCTCGGCGAACACGGCGCGGACGTAGAGCAGGGCGTGATGGCCGGGAATCTGCCAGGGTTCGATGGGGATGAGATCGGCGGTGCCGCGCTGGGCAGCGACTTGCTCAGTCTGAAAATCAGCCAACTGGCGGTTGACGCTGGCCATTGCGATGCTCAATGCCGTCACCAGGCGCGGCTGGGTGACGGTGGTATCGAGCCGGTGCTGCTCGCGGAAATCGTCCGGGTCGAGATCCGGCCAGAAGCCGTTGTTGGCAAGCTCCGGGGCATCCGTGGAAGCGGCGGTGCCGTAGGCGACCAGTGACATGCGGATTCCTCCGGTGGTGTAAGGAAGGGGGTGGGCGACGGGTCGAGCAGGGAGAGGGTCTACTCTCGCGTCGCGCCCCCTTGACGTCGGCGTGCGACTCGGTATCAGCCCTGGGCGTTGTCGCCCTGGCTGGTGTTCTGCTGCTTGATGAAACGTTCGAGTTTCTCGATGTCCTTCTTCACGCCGACACGGTCGTTGAGCGACAGGGCGCGCTTGAGGTGATCGAGGGCGTCCTCGGCGGCGCCGGCGTCGCGCAGGGCGTAGCCGATCGCCTTGTGCAGCTTGGCGCGGATCGGGTCGTGCATGTCGGCGGCCTGGGTGATGGCCTCGGCACGCGTGAGCTGATCCACCAGGCCAGTGGCATTCGACTCGTCTTCCTCGAGCTGCTTGAGGGCTTCCTCGGCGACTTGTTCGGCGACCAGCGAGGGCGTATCCCGCTCGAAGCGGTCCGGGGTTTCCAGGCCGTTGTTGATGGCGTACTCGGCGATGGCCAGGCCGCCGTCGAGGTCGCCGATGTCGAAGCGCCACAGCATGACGGTCATCAGCACGTCGTCCTGGGCGCCGTTGCCGGCGTCCAGCACGCCGGCCACGTAGGCGTCGAACTCCGGCAGCAGCTCGCGCTTCTTGGCGATCTTGGCCTCGGTGCTCTTGATGCCCTTGAGGGTGCGCCGTGCTTCCCACAGCGCGGCGGCGTGCAGCTCGTACTGATCGCCGCCTTGCGGCTGGCCACTCTGGGCATCACCCGCCGCTTTCGCGGCGGTGATGCGCTGGTAGTGGCGACGGGCGGGGCTCGTCATGGGCGTTCCTTATACGAAGGTGATGTTCTCGACCAGGCAGCCGAAGCCGTAGTCCTCGATCACGTAGGCGTCGTTGCTGGACTCGTAGTTCTCGACGCGCTTGCGCTCCGGCTTGTCCTTGATGTAGCGGCGACGGCTGCCGAGCTGATAGTACATCGAGAGGTTTTCGAGGCTGGTGACGAAGATCGAACCGTCCGGAACGAAAGGCGCGCGGACCGCTTGCAGACCGCCGACGCGCTTCTGGCTGACGATCATGTCCATGGCCCTGGCTTCCGTGGGGGTGTCGGCGTGCTGGCTGATCAGCGGGAAATACTTATCCGCGAGCAGCTTGCGGCCCATGATGGCGACCAGGTCGGTGGACTCCCGGAACCAGGGCTCGATCATCTCGTTGACGGCGTCGAAGACCAGGGCGTCGAGGTTGGCGTAGTCGCCGGTATCACCGACGGTGACCTGGCCGGCGGTGGCGCCTTCGGCGAGCACACGCGCCGGGGCGTCGGTGCGGTACTTCTGCAGCCAGCCGATGTTGACGTCCTGCAGCAGCGGGTTGGCGACGCGATCGGTCTCGACGGCAGCGGTTGTGCCGTTGAAGCCGATCATGATGCGATCCAGGGCCTGCTGGCGAATGATGGCGTTACGCACACGGGTCTGGAAATCCGGGAACTTGGCCCAGGCGTCCAACTTCGACCACGGCAGGTAGGTGTCGAACTCCGTGGAGATACACTCGTAGCTGTTGGCGTCCAGCCCGGTGATGTCGCGGGGCTGGCGATCCTTGGCGCTGACGTCGGTGCGCGCGGCGATGGGGCCGGACACGCCGAGGCCGAGCTTTTCGCCCTTGAGATCGTCGACGCCGACGATGTTGATGCGACCGAGGAACTCGCTGGATTCCTGGATCTTGGATTCCAGCGTCTGCTGGACGCTGGGCTCCACCGCGAATGACTCGGTGGCGGAGGTGACGCCAGAGAGGTGCGCGATGCGCTCTTTCAGGCGATTGAAGGCGATTCGGGTATCGTTGCGCATGTGCGGCGGTCCTTAGCAGTCGGTGAGTTCGGCACCGCCGTGGCCGCCGGTGGCGGTGGGACGGTTGGGGGTGTCGGGGGTGTCGTCGAGTCGGGTGTAGAGCTCGTCGAAGCGGGTATTCAGCTCGTCGTGCGCGGCGCGCAGCTCATTGAAGTCGTTCTCGTCCGGACGCCTGTCGAGCTCGGCGGCCAGGTCGGCGTGCTTCTGCACGAAGAGCTCGAGGGTCTGCTCGAGTTCGCTGCGGAAGTCGGCGAAGCCTTGGGTGGTCTTGGCGTCGTGCTTCTTGAACAGCGCTTTGACGCGATCGGCGAGGCTCGGGCCCTTGTCGGCGTCGGGGGCCTGCGCGCTGAAGTCGAGCTGGGTCTCGACCGCTTCGGAGAAGACGTTCTCGGGGTGTTGCTTCTTGTGGGCCAGCGGTGAGGCAGCGCCTGCACTGCGCGAAAACTTGAGCATCTCGGTGCCCAATGATGCCGGGGAGTCGGTGACCGCCAAGCCTTCGAGGTAGGCTTCACCGGTGTCGGCGAAATTGGGATTCACTTCGATGCTGGTGTAGACCTTCTGGCGTTTGCCGTTGATCTCCTTCAGCTGGTCGGTGGGGTCGATGTCGGCGAACAAGGCGAGCTTGCCGTCTTCGACTTCCTCGGCCTTTAGGGCTTTGATATCGCCCAGGGCCGGGAAGGGGCCATCGGCGAACAGGCCACGCATGTGCTCCATCCAGACGCGGGCGCCGTATTTCTTGGGGTCATAGTTGCCGGCCATCTGCGTGATCCAGTCACGCGAGATTTCTCGACCGTCGGTGGTGGCGCCTTGGGTGGCGACTCGGAACCAGGGCATGGGCAGTCCTCGGATTTCATGGGCGATTGCTGCCGTCAGGTTCCGCGCCTACGCGGGTGGGCTCAATAAAAGCTGGTTGTATATCCACGTTTTACAACCCTTTGCGCGATGGGCATCTCGCGCGCGCGGGTACGCTGGCGACATGACGACGATGCCCCCCGACACTCTCGATTCCCCCCGGGTGACCGCCCGCCACCTCTACTGGCAGGGGTGGCGGATCGCCCGTATCGCCGAATTCCTGGATGAGAAGGCGGCGACGGTACACACCTGGAAGGCGCGGGACGGCTGGGCGGAGGCGAGCCCGACCCAGCGGGTGGAGGGTGCGCTCGAGGCGCGCCTGGTGCAGCTGATCGGCAAGGAGCAAAAGGAAGGGCGGGATTTCAAGGAGATCGACCTGCTGGGCCGCCAGATCGAGCGGCTGGCCCGGGTGCACAAGTACCAGGGAAGCGGTAACGAGGCGGACCTCAATCCGAACATCGAGGCGCGCAACGCGGGACCGAAGAAAAAACCGCGGCGCAATGCCCTGGACGACGAGCAGATCGCGGCGCTGAAGACGGCGTTTCTGGAAGGGGCCTTCGATTACCAGCGGCAGTGGTACGACGCGGGGCAGAAGCACCGCATCCGCAACATCCTCAAGAGCCGGCAGATCGGCGCGACCTACTTCTTCGCTCGCGAGGCGATCGTCGATGCCTTCGAGACCGGGCGCAACAAGATTTTCCTCTCGGCGTCCAAGGCCCAGGCGCATATCTTCCGCAACTACATCGTGCAGTTCGTCAAGGAGATCACCGACGTCGACTTGAAGGGCGACCCGATCGTGTTGGACAACGGCGCGGAGCTGCACTTCCTGGGCACCAACTCGAAGACCGCCCAGGGCTACCACGGCGATGTGTATCTGGACGAGTATTTCTGGATTCACCGCTTCCAGGAGTTCCGCAAGGTCACCAGCGGCATGGCCATGCACAAGAAGTGGCGGCAGACGTATTTCTCGACGCCGTCGAGCATCGGCCATGAAGCCTATCCGTTCTGGACCGGGGATCTGTTCAATCGGCGACGGGCAAAGAAGGATCGCCAGGAATTCGACGTCAGCCATGCGGCGCTGGGCGGTGGGCAGCTATGCCCGGATGGCCACTGGCGGCAGATCGTCACGGTGGAGGATGCCATCGCCGGCGGCTGCGATCTATTCGACATCGAGCAGCTGCGCCTGGAATACAGCCCGGATGAGTTCGACAACCTGCTGATGTGTCAGTTCGTCGACGATAGCCAGAGCGCCTTCCCGTTGTCGGTGCTGCAGGGCTGCATGGTCGACAGCTGGGAGGTATGGGACGACTACCGGCCCTTTGCCCCGCGCCCGGTGGGGGATCGAGGCGTGTGGATCGGCTACGATCCCACCGGTACCGGCGAGGATGGCGACGGCGCGGGTCTGGTGGTCATTCTCCCGGCCCGCTCCGCCGGCGAGAAGCATCGCATCCTCGAGCGGCACCGCCTGAAGGGCGACGACTATGAAGCCCAGGCGGACTTCATCAAGTCGTTCCGCGATCGCTATCGCATCGAGCATATCGGTATCGATACCACCGGACTGGGCGGGGCGGTCGCCGAGTACGTGGCCAAGTGGTTCCCGTTGGTCGAGCGCTACCGCTACACGCCGGAACTCAAGTCCACCATGGTCATGCAGGCCCAGCAGATCGTGCGCAAGAACCGCCTGGAATTCGACGCGGGTTGGGCGGATCTGGCCCAGTCCTTCATGGCGATCAAGAAAGAGCTCACCGCCAGCGGTCGCCAGTTCACCTATACCTCGGGGCGCAACAAGCAGACCGGCCATGCCGACCTGGCCTGGGCCACCATGCACGCCCTGCACAAAGAACCGATCGAGGGCCCGGATGATTCCGGTACCGGTCAATCAATGATGGAGATGTACGACTGATGAGCGAGACACCAGCAGACAAGCCGCGCATCCGCGTGCCGGCGTACAGCAAGCAGGCCGAAGCCGCGCCGGAACCAACGTCTGGCAAGGCGAGAGCCGAGGCATTCTCCTTCGGCGATCCCGAGCCGGTGACCAGCCTGCGCGATGTGTTCTACGAGGGCGTGTGGCTGAGTCCGGATGAATGGTACGAGCCACCGGTGCCGTTCAGCGTGCTGGCCCAGTCCTACCGCTCGACCGCGCATCACGGATCCGCGCTGCAGGTGAAGCGCAATATCCTTCTGCGGACTTTTCGCCCGCACCCGCTGCTGAGCCGCCAGGCCTTCAGCGCTTTGGCCCTCGATCACCTAGTGTTCGGCAACTGCTACCTGGAAGAGGTGAAGGGGCGGCTGGGCAAGCGCCTGCCGTTCCGCCATCTACCGGCCAAGTACATGCGGCGCGGCGGCAAGCAGGCGAACCGCTACTGGTGGGTGCCCAGCTACCTGGACAAGACCGAGCTGCCCAGGGGGCGCGTGGTGCACCTGCTCGAGCCGGATATCGACCAGACCGTCTATGGCCTGCCGGACTATCTGGGCTCGCTGCAGTCCGCCTGGCTCAACGAGAGCGCGACGCTGTTTCGCCGGCGCTACTACCTCAACGGCAGCCATGCCGGCTTCATCATGTACGTCAACGACGAGGCCCATGATCAGAAGGACATCGATGCCATGCGTCAGGCGCTGCGCGAGAGCAAGGGGCCGGGCAACTTCCGCAACCTGTTCCTGTACTCCCCCAAGGGCAAGAAGGACGGGGTGCAGATCATCCCGGTCTCCGAGGTGGCCGCCAAGGACGAGTTCTGGAACATCAAGAACATCACCAGGGACGATCAACTCGCCGGGCACCGCATCCCCCCGCAGCTGATGGGCATCATCCCGCAGAACACCGGCGGCTTCGGCGACGTCGAGAAAGCCGCCCGGGTATTCGTCGCCAACGAGCTCGAACCGCTGCAGGCCACCTTCCTCGACATCAACGAGCGCATGGGCGAAGAAATCATCCGCTTCAATCCCTACTCGCTGGACGCTCCCGGCGGATCCGGCTTGGATCCCAGCCGCTGAAACCAGTCTCCTTACTTGCCGCCTTAGGGCGGCTTTTTTGTGCCACAAAAAAGGGGTGAACATTGCGTTCACCCCTTTTACCTGGGCTCTGGTTACTCCTCCAGGGAGAAGGTCCAGCACTTCACCGAGCGGCCTAGTATCCGGCTATGCACGGTGGTATAGCCGATAAGCCTATGCCGCGCGTTCGTCTTGAATCCCCGACGCAGCTGAGAGGGCGCAGGGAGCGGGATCCCGTGCTTCTTGGCCAGGCGCTGAATCTCCGGCACGTTAATCGCCAGGCGATCCGTCTCATCGTAGTGGTTGTAGGCAATCTCATTGGCCTGGAAATAGTCCAGCGCCTCCCAGAAGCTGTCGATATCCACCGTGGGGTTGGTGTGCAGGCGAGTGCCGATGGCGTCGAGTGACGGCGCAGCGATGCCCATCGCCTCATGAACGACTTGCAGCTGAGCATACAGGGAGTGGCGTAGCTCTTCGTTCGGCTCTCGGCGAATCCGCTCCGTCAGCTTGTGAGCGAGATCGATATTGCGATGCAAGTTTTTCTGATCTTCAAGATGCTGCTTGTGCTGCTGACCTTTGACGCTATAGCTACCAGTGCGAAACAACTCCGGCAGCATCTCATCGAATAGCCAGCCTTCGAACTGTTCGGCACTTGGGAGCTTTGAACGTGAAATAAGACGGTAAACATCACCATTAGGAATAATTTGAACGTGGCGGACCTGACCTCCCATTTCGGTAGGGCAGGTCTCTACTCGTTTGCAGTGCGTGTTCACCGCCTTTGATGTGTTGTTATAGCCAAGAGCGTCAGCAATATCCTTGGCCACGAACCACGGCTTCCCCTCTATTACGGTAGATCGGATCAGGTTGTCACCGAAGTTGAACGGAATCAGGGCGTTAGTCATTGGGCGCTCTCCTTGAGAAAGGCGGCGATATCCTGGCTGGCGTTCAGGCCATCGTCGAGGAAGTGCAGGATCACCTGCAGATGGGCAACGAGCTCTTCGGTACTGATCTCCAGGCGATCGCGGTCGACGTTCATGGCGATCAAGCCTTCGAGAAAGCCGAGGCTGTTACGGGCAAGGTTCAGGCTATGCTGGGCGCCGCCATTGAATACCTGGGCGTCCAGATCCGGCAGGGCAATGGCAGTGAGGGCGTTGCGGGTCATGTGAGACTCCTTCTTTTGATGGAGTCCGCCTACCGCTGTCAATCGATGGGGGCGGACCGTGCGCGGGTTGACAGACCGGGGAAAGAAGGAACCCGGCAGGCCGTAGCCTCCCACACACGGCCCGCCATAACTATCTGACAGGCATAAAAAAAGCGCCATTCAGATAAGGGCGCTGTGCGCCTTCTTTCTATTCGGGCTGTCAATCCCTTAACGCCATACTGCCACCACCCCGCACATTGTTCAAGCCTCGAAAAGAGAGGATAAAGCACCGTTATTCCCTTTTTAGGCCAACCAAACCAAAGGGGTGTAAGCACTGCTTACACCCAGATCCGAGCAAGGCGCGTACCAGCTCCCGGACGCTGCCAGCGCGCCCCACCGCGCGCCGTCGACACCCCGCCCCGCCTGCGCGCTTTACAGGCCATTTTTTACTCACTTCTTCAATGTCCGCTAGATCGCTCAGACAAGGCGGTCAGCGATGTTTCATAAAGCATTGTTTTTGCTTCGAAATCATTCGTTTTCAGCGGCTCACGGGCACGCAATGGAGGCTGGCAGGTGGTTTATAAGCCAGGGGGGTCGTCGGAAAAAGGTAACGGAGGTAACGCGCCATGCTTTCAAGAATTAAGTAACTGATATTAAAGGGGTAAAAAAATACCCTGAAAAGGTAACGTTTGGTACTGCAAAAGGTAACGCTTTCCTAAGTTGTTGATATATATAAATTTATAAAAATACGATAATTACCATTTAAAAAGGTAACGCAATACCTTTACATTACCTTTATGTTACCTTTTGAACGACCGTTTTAAATATATATAAAACAATGGGATATGATGATATTTGGGAAAGCATTACCTTTGTTACCTTTTTCCGAGCCCCCCAAACATTCTGAGAGGCCGCCAACACGCATGCGCACACGCACGTCATGTACGCCTCTTCTATCGCTCCTATCGCAGCAATCCTCACTCAGCCCTCAAAAGACAAAAAAATGCCAGCAGCTGAATGCTGCTGGCACATATTTGGCACTTGGGGGCTGCGAAGCCTGCCACTACGGCATTAGAGTCCAATCCATCATCGGCGCCACGGAGAAGGTTCTGTCAAGCCCGCGACGCAGGGGGCCTGGGCATGCATCGAGGGGCATATCGGTCTGGCGAAGTGAAGTCATCCTGATGGGGCGATCGGTCCGGGAATGTGGCGCAGGATTATCGCATGGATAGCCGAGCTTCGCATTGCCTGCCCGGCGTGGTCGCCGTTGACCAATATTCCCGTTGACGCATGTCTTGTAAGAAATAGCTTACAAGAATTGCCTGAAAATGCTTACAAGGATTCTGCTTCGGGGTTGCTCTGGGTTAAATCGAATTCGGTCTTGATGCGGCACAATGCCTCTTGTCGAGCAAGGAGTCGTTCGATTTGCCTGCAGGATGCATGGCACTAGAGCAAAGCGGCCGCTGGTCGCTTTCTACCCGATGTCGCTCGGGAAACGCCACGGACGGCGGCGATGCTTTCAAGCATCTGTTTTGCAAGGTTTTGCAAATTTCCATCGAAGCGGTTAGGGTATTTCACGTGGAGAGCAGTAGCCAACGACCGGCTGCAAGCACAGGATGTGCGTGATCAGGACGATCAGTGTGGGGATGAAGACGCTCGAGGCAGGGAGCCTGCAACGTCAAGGAACCCGAAGACTCTCCACCAAGCAGAGCATGTTACTCTGCAAGGCCCGGCCAGTCATGGCCGGGCCTATTTTTATGGATGTGATTTTGCCCGGCAGCAGTGGTATTCCTCGCGATGTCGCCTTCTCTTATTCGTCGTAGAACCTGTTCCTGTCGATCTCCGTGAGCTGCCAGAGGGCGCGCACCTGACCGAGCAACTTGAAGGGCATATCTCCGAGTTGCGCTCTTTCCAGGCGTTGGGATTCGTCGCTGATATCGATCTCGCCATTATCGGTGCGGGAGAGATAGCGAACGAGCAACTGACCGAAACGATCGAGTATGTAGAGGCCATCCTGCATGAAGGAGTTCGTCGGCTTTACTGCGGCCAGGTCGCCTTCCTCGATAAAATCGAATTCCTCCCCCAAGGCCGGCGTGACCAGATGGCAGTCGCCGCTCAGGTTCGGCACGGGCAGCTCCCCGAGTATCGTGACCGGTGCCGCGCGACGCAGCCACGGGGCCGCCTGATGTACCCGAATGAAGAGTACCGGCTGCGATGTGGGGGGCGGGGGCGGGGCGTCCAACAGGTCCTCGAGACTGCAATTCAAGGCCTCGGCCAATGCAAGAAGGCGCTCATGACCGATCTGCTTGATGGCACCGGACTCCCAATAGGAAACCGAGACATCGGAGACACCGACCCTGCGCGCTAATGCCGCTTTGCTGAGCTTGGCTCGTAATCGTAGTTGTTTTATTCGCGTTCCTAGAGCTTCCAT